CATTGAATTTATACTATCACTCCAACCGTTGTACGACAACTGGAAGAAAACACAAGTATTTGCACCATCACCAGAACAAGGGGCAATTCTAAACAATGTTCACCGTGAAATCTTCGGAAGGAACTTGCCTAATTGCAGTACTTGTGTAACCGAAGCCTTGCACTCACTTTTGATATGGGCAAACCAACAACAAGAAGCCATCACCAAAGCACAACTTGCCGATGATGAGCAGAAACCAAAGAGAAGAAGAAAGAATGAGCAATGAAGAAACACACAATGACATACCTCAACCATTTCGGATATGACATAAGCTCATTCATCCCTTGTGAGGTGTGTGGCAAAACTGCCGTGGACATCCATCACATTGAAGCGAGAGGAATCGGAGGAAGTAAGGAAGCCGATGTGATTGAGAATTTACAAGCATTGTGCAGAGAATGTCACATCAAATATGGTGACAAGAAACAATACAAGGACTTCTTGAAAGAGAAGCACCAAGAGAAATTCAATAAACTATGATACAGAAGATAAAGGTCAGCGAGATAAGACCGAATCCAAACAATCCAAGAGTAATCAAGGATGACAAATTTAAGAAGTTGTTGCAGTCAATCACGGACTTTCCACAGATGTTGGAACTGCGACCTATTGTTGTCAATGATGATATGATTGCATTGGGTGGGAATATGCGATTGAAGGCATTGGAACACTTGGGAATTGAAGAAACATACATCATCAAGGCAAAGGACCTGACCGATAAACAAGAGCAAGAGTTCATCATCAAAGACAATGTTGGATACGGTGAATGGAACTGGGATCAACTTGCGAACGAATGGGATGTCGAGGATTTGGATCAATGGGGATTGGACTTGCCTTTGGACTTTGTGAAAGAACTGGAAGCAGAGGAGGATGGATATGAAATACCAGAAACGATTGAAACGGATATTGTGTTGGGTGATTTGTTTGAGATAGGCGAACACCGATTGTTGTGTGGGGATTCAACGGACAGTGATGCAGTTGGCAAATTGATGAATGGACAAAAAGCGGATATGGCACACAATGACCCACCGTACGGAATGAAGAAAGAAAACGAAGGTGTGTTAAACGACAATTTGAATTATTCGGATTTGTTAGATTTTAACCGTGAATGGATCGCGTTACAATTTATGCACTTAAAAGAAAACGGGTCGTGGTATTGTTGGGGTATAGACGAACCGTTGATGGATATTTATTCGGAGATATTAAAGCCGTACATTGCAGAACAAAAAGCAACATTTAGAAATTTAATCACTTGGGACAAAGGACACGGGCAGGGACAAAATTCAGATAATACCAGAAGTTATGCAATAGCAGATGAAAAGTGTTTATTTGTTATGATGGGAGTGCAATCATTTGAATTTGAAAGAAATGAGAAAAAATATAATATAGTATTTGAAAAATTAAGATTGTATTTTGAAGATGAACGTAAAAAAAGTAAATTATCAGTAGAAGAATTATCAAAAATAGATAGTACAAGAGTATCACATTATTGGGCTAAAAGTCAATGGGAGTTTCCTACAAAAGAAGCGTATAAAAAAATACAAAATTATTGCATTGAAAATAATATAGACGCATTTAAAAAAGAGTACGAAGAATTAAAAAAAGAGTACGAAGAATTAAAAAAAGAGTATTATACAACTCGTGCTTATTTTAATAATACACACGATAACTTTAATAATGTTTGGAAATTTGATAGACATATAAGACAAGGAGATGAAGGTGGACACGCAACGCCAAAACCAATTCCATTGTGTGAACGGGCGATAAAATCGAGTTGCCCACCAAATGGGCTAATTTTGGACTTTTTTTTAGGTAGCGGATCAACAATGGTTGCATCACACCAACTCAAACGCAAATGCTATGGCATGGAACTTGATCCAAAGTATTGCCAAGTCATTATTGACAGAATGAAGAAACTTGACCCGACTTTGGTAATCAAGCGTAACGGCAAAACAGAACAATAACAGAATGAGCAAGGAACATTTGATACCGTTCAAAAAAGGTGAAAGCGGAAATCCTGATGGCAGACCAAAGAAAGTGGAAACCATTTTGAAGGAGGTGTTCTTGGCTGAGTACAATGTCAAGTTATCTGCTGGTCAAACATCGGACATCATTCAATCCATTTTAACGAAGAGCCGGACAGAGTTGATTGAACTTGCAAAGAATGACGAACTCCCGTTTTGGATTTCAATGATTGCAAAGAAAGCGACAAGGGATTATGAGAGAGGATCAATTCATTTGCTGGAGATATTATTTGACCGTGTATATGGCAAACCAAAAGAAACACAACACCAAACGATAGAAAGTAAAAATTTCACAATAACTTTGAATTTAGATGAGAGCAAGTTGGAGAGGTGATGACAAACTACCACCACAAGATGAAGACATCCAAGTCGTTTACACTACGGATGCGAGAATAACTTTGGCAAGGTACTTCGATGACCTTTGGGTTGATGAGTATAGCAATGCAATTATAGATGTGGCATATTGGATGCCCATCCCAGTAACCCCGAACGAATGACACCTGAAGAGAAAGCATTCCAACTTAAGGAGAGTTTTGGCAACGGATTGACCACAAGAGATTGTGCGTTGATTTGCATTGATGAAATACTTGAAGCCTTGTCGTATCACTCTTGGCAAAATAGGAATGAGATAATTTTCTTCGTTGGTGTAAAAAAACAACTGCAGGAACTATGAGAGTAATCCAGTCGGGTCATCTTGGTGATCTAATCTATTCACTCACCGCAACCAAGCGAGTTGCAGAGTTACACGGTGCGGTAGATTTCCACATCGGATTCCGTGAGCAGAATACTGTTTCCGGTCATCCAAGCGGTGGGTACTGTATGAACTTAAACTCATACGAATATATAAAGCCATTGCTTGAGCATCAAGCCTACATCCGAAAGGTTGAGATGCACTCGCACATTGATATGGGGTATGACTTTGATAAGTTCAGGCATCACGGATTAAATCTTGCTGCTGGTGATTTAAGACGGAATCACTTTCTTGTGTATCCTGAATTGATAACAGACCTTCACGAACCTTGCATTGAAGCAAGTGAACCGATTCCATACTTTTCCGACAAGATTCTCTTAAACTTCTCTGCTCGTTATCGGAATCACGACATCAACTATTTTCCATTGAAGGAACACAAGTGTGTTTTCTTTGGCTACGAATCGGAATACATCGCATTCACCGAGAGATGGCAATTGGATTGTGAACTCTTGAAATGTCAGGATGCTTTGATGTTGGCAACCATTGTCGGCAGTTGCAAGGCGTTCATTGGGAATCAGTCAAGCACCTACGCAATCGCAGAGCAGATGAAGGTAAAACGATTGCTTGAGGTATGCGTTCACTCACCAAATGTTATTCCTGTAAACAATGGCTTTGATTATGTAACGAATCAAGGCTTTAACTTTTTATTACAAAACCTATGACACCACAACAAAAAGCAAAAGAATTAGTTGACAAGTATTATCAATTAGCCGAATCAATTGAATGGAGTGACAATGAAACAATGGTCAAAGCGGAGAAATTTAATGATGATTTGGGAAGTGATGTTTTGACATATTGGAATGAATTAGCCAAAAAATCTGCGTTGTCTGCAGTTGATGAAGTTTTGGATGATTATGAACAATTCCCCTACAAAGTACAATTAGGGAAAGATTACTGGAACGAAGTCAAACAAGAAATTCAAAACCTATGAAACTTTTAATACTAACAGACGGAATCAATGGTGTGGTTTACCATCGCATCTACGCACCACACTTGAGAATGCAAATAAACGGAGAAGCGGTGGTTGATGTTTGCCAATCACAAGCCGAATGGATGACGGTTGACCTTGCACCCTACGATGTAATTGTTTTCTCACGATGGCTTGGAAAGAACCAGTACGATGTTCTTAAACGCATCACCGATGCCGGGAAGCCTTATGTGATTGATGTGGATGACTATTGGGTACTGCCAAAATACAACCCAGCATACTGGGCATATCGCAAAGGGATCAAGAACTCAATCAAGGATGCCATCAACTCTGCGGATGCCGTA